AACAATCAAGCAGTCTAATGATAAAGGTACTTGGTATGGTTGGGTTGTAAACAAAGACGATTTTCTAAATGACGAAGGAACATTTGATATGGCAGCGAACTTTAACGAATCAGTCAGAGGCGGTAAAATTACACCGAAGTATGATGATGAATCTGAAAGTTCAAACACTTCTGAGGATACTCCATTTTAATGGATGAAAGGGTCTCTAAATTTAAAGAGATCTTTCTAGGGTTGGAGCGTGCATACGGTACGTTCCAGCCTAAAGAAAGTCTCCGAGAAGATAATAAAGCGGAAGGCGAAACTTGGATTCGCAAGAAACCTTTAGAAGATTCTCTATGGCAAAATCATCTATCAGGGGAGTGGCCAAGTCTTGGTATTTTTCCTATCAATGATGATGATCAATGTCGTTGGGGATGTATTGATGTAGATGAATATCCTTTAGATCATGTATCTATTGCTAAAAAATTAGCAGAAAAAAAATTACCTTTTATTGTTTCTAAATCTAAAAGTGGAGGCGCACATATCTTTTTATTTTTTAAAGAGTATGTCTCTGCAGGATTAGTTCACAATAAGATAAAAGAATTAGCAGCATTCATGGGCCTTGGTCACTGTGAAGTATTTCCTAAACAAGAAAAATTATTACGAGAAGGAAATCCTAACGATTGGGAAGTGGGAAGCTTTCTCAACATGCCTTATCATAATGGTCTTGAACATACTGAACGATATGCTTTCAGTGGAGAAGGAAACACTTTAAGCCTTGATGAATTTTTAAAAGAAGTAGAAGAAAAATCTATTACAGCTGATGAATTAAAAAAACTTTCTTTGAAAAAAGAAAACTCAGAATTTTCAGATGCCCCTTATTGTATTGAAGCTTATCTTACAGAAAATAAAACAGTACAGCCAGGCAGTAGAGATAACTTTCTTTTTCAATATGCCGTGTATGCAAAGAAAAAATATGGAGAGACATACGAAGAAGAAGTGCATAAGTTTCATCATAAGTATTTTGAGGATCCGCTTCGACCAAAAGAAATTGAAAAGATTATTAAGCAAGCAGATAAAAAAGATTGGGGATACAAGTGTAAAGATCAACCAATGTGTTCTTTTTGTAATAAATCAAAATGTCGTATTCGAAAGTATGGTGTAGGAGATAGTAATATTGTTAGTGAGATTGGAAATGTTATTCAGTACGGAGACAATGAAGATACTATCTATCATGTCACTGTTAATCAGGAGCAAACAATTGTTTGTGGTGTAGAAGAACTCTACGATCAACATAAGTTTAGAAAAAAATGTCTTGTGAAATTAGGTTCTATGCCTTCTATGATGAACAGGAATGACTGGGATTACTACATCACCGATATTGTATCTAAAGCAATTAAAGTTAAATCAGAATTTGAAATGACACCAGAGGGTGAATTTAGAAATGTTTTAGCTAGGTATATTTCCAATCAAGCTAACGCTATGGACATTGATGACATTCTCAATGGTCAGTGTTTCGTGGATGATGAAGAAAGCAAAGTGTATTTTCGTATGGATCAGCTTCAAGAATATATGCGTAATCGTCGATACATTGCTCTTAGTTCTAATCAAATGGGTATTTTTCTCAGGAATTTAGGGGGAGATTATTCAAAAAGAAAGCTTAATGGTAAAGCAGCACAGCTTGTTTGGTGGGTGCCTAGTGAAAAATTTACTAATAAAAAAGTAGTAGAACCACAAGAAGAAAAACAAGAGGAGATCATTCCATTTTAGACAACGTCTGTAAAATAATTGGACCTCCAGGCACAGGTAAAACAACAACGTTATTACGTTTAGTAGAGGAGCAGTTGTCCGAGGGCCGTGAGCCAGATAGGATTGGCTACTTTTCTTTTACCAAGAAAGCTACACAAGAAGCTATCGACAGAGCTTGTGTTAAATTTAAAATTCCTAGAAAAGATTTAAAATGGTTTAGAACTTTACACAGTCTTGCGTATCAATGGTTAGGTTGTACATACACCGACATGGTACAAAAACAAGACTTCAAAGATTTTTATAATGAGCACGGCATTGATATTTCAAAATCAATTAAAACAGATGATGTTCCTTTTGGTGAAGAAGATTCAGGACTATCTTTACTAGATTTATATCGTGTTAAAAATACTTCACTAGAACAAGAGTTTAGAAATCATGGACATGTTAAAGGTGGTCTACAAAGATTACAACGAATAGACAAGCTCTATCGCTTATTTAAAAATCAACGAGGTGTCAAAGATTATACAGATTTAATTACAGAGTTTAATAAGGTAGATCAGTCTCCTCGGTTAGATATTGTTATTGTTGATGAAGTGCAAGATTTAAAACCAAACGAATGGGAAATGGTTCGCATCATGATGAAGCAAGCGTCAGCTACTTATTTAGCAGGCGATGATGATCAAGCAATTTATTCTTGGAGTGGTGCTGATGTTTCTAAACTGATTGACTTGGACTGCCATTTGCAAGTGTTAAATCAATCATATAGAATACCAAAAACTATATTCGCAAAGTCGAACAATCTTGTGTCCAGAATAAAAAAAAGAATTAATAAAGAATGGCAGCCTCGAAAAGAAGAGGGAAAAGTTCGTAATACAAATTTTGAAAGTATAGACCTCAACGAAGGTCAGTGGTTAATTCTTGGTCGAACAAATTATTATATTGATGAAGTGTCAAAAGAGTTGAAAAATAAGGGTTTTTTCTATGAAAAAAATAATAGATTGTCGATTAGTAATGACATCGCCACAGCTTATCGCTCGTGGATTGCATTACAAAAGAACGAAGAGATTCCCTACTCACATGTAAAGATCATGTATCAATTCATGTCAGTGGGTGATGAAGGGGTGTCGAGAGGCAAGAAAGGATTACCAGGAGCTGATACGGAATCACAATATTCTTATGAAACCTTATCAAAAGAATGGGGCCTCAACACACCTTTAAACTATTCTTGGGAGGTAGCTCTTATAAGAATTACAGAATCAGATAGAAACTATATTAAACATATACTTAGAAGCGGGCATGAGTTAGATGAAAAACCTAATATAAAACTTTCAACTATTCACGGAGCAAAGGGCGGTGAAAGTCAAAATGTTATTTTATTTTCAGATATATCAAAAAGAATTAATGATAATATGTGGGCCAATAGAGATGATGAACGTCGAGTTTTTTATGTGGGCATGACACGAGCTAAAGAAAATTTATATATTGTTCCTTCTACTTCACCCTACGAATTTGAGGAGATATTAAGATGATTTTTGAACAGCAAATGGATTTGTTAAAGAAAGATAATAAACCAGAATGGACACGACCAAGTTTTCCTGACGTTACAGGAATACAACAAGTAGCAGTAGATTTAGAAACATACGATCCTGAGATTAAAAATCTTGGTGGTGGGTGGGCAACGAACAAAGGTTTTGTTGTTGGTGTTGCTATTTCTTTTGATGGCTTTGATGGATACTTTCCTGTGCGTCATGAACGAGGGGGAAACTTTTCAGAAGAAGAAGTGAAGAAGTGGCTTCGAAAATTATTTAAACAAGATCCCATTGTAATTTGTCACAATGCTGTCTACGATTTAGGTTGGCTTCGTCGTTGGGGTGTCGATTGTGATGTCACTAAAGTCTACGATACGTTGATCGCAGCTCCTTTAGTTGATGAAAATAGATTTAGTTATAGCTTGAATAATTTAGCAAAAGATTATTTAGGAGAAAGAAAACAAGGAAACATTTTAGAAGACTTTGGTAAAGAACATGGCTTTAAAGCAATTGAAAATATGCATTGGGTTCCTGTGGAGTACGCTGGTATTTATGCAGAGCAAGATACAAGACTTACATTAAAGCTTTGGGAAGTTCTACGAGTTGAAATACAAAAGCAAGGACTTACTGATATCTTTAATTTAGAAACAGATCTATTACGCCTGCTTTTAGAAATGCGTTGGAAAGGTGTTCGTGTTGATTTAGAACAAGCAGAAAAGACAAAGAAGTTTTTCAAAGCAGAAGAAGAAAAGATTTACAACAACATCAAAAAAGAAACAGATATTAAAATTGATGCCTCAGACATTTACACTGCTGCCTCCCTACAAAAGGTATTTGATAAGCTAGGGGAAAAGTACGAATACACAGAAAAGAATAAGCAAGCTAAGATCAGTAACACAGCTATGAAAGAAAGTGAGAATCCTTTGATTCAATCACTATCCATAGCTAGAGAATATAATAAAGCACATACAACCTTTATTGATTCTATTCTCAAGCATCAAGTTGATGGTCGTATTCATGCAGAAATTAATCAATTAAAAGGGGAGTATGGGGGCACGGTCAGTGGTCGGTTGTCCATGAATAATCCTAACTTACAACAGGTCCCTGCTAGAAACGAAGCGATCGGTCCTAAGATACGATCTTTATTCTTACCAGAAGAAGGAGAAAAATGGGCTTCCTTAGATTATTCACAGCAAGAGCCTAGACTCCTCGTACATTATGCCAAAAAACACGGTTTAGAGGGCGCTGACACCATGATTAAGTTCTTTCGTGATGGGGAGGACTTCCACCAAGTAACAGCAAATATGGCAGGAATTTCAAGGAAAGAAGCCAAAACAATAGGATTGGGCCTGATGTACGGCATGGGCATAGCTAAGTTAGCAGCTTCTCTTGATATCAGTCAAGAAGAGGCAAAAGCTTTGAAGAAAAAATACAATGATAATGTTAGTTTTTTAAATAATATAATTGTCCGTGCTACAAGATACACGGAACAGAATGGATATATTAATACACTGCTCGGAAGAAGATGTCGTTTTGATTTATGGGAAAACAAAGACTTTCACGACAAGCGAATGATGTCTTATGAGAATGCTAAGAAAACTTGGCAATGGAATGAAATGAAAAGAGCAGGAACCTATCGTGCATTGAATAGGTTAATACAAGGTTCAGCAGCAGATCAAACCAAACAAGCCATGGTGAATCTGTGGAAAGACGTAGGGGTTATTCCTATGATTCAAATACATGACGAACTCAATGTCTCCGTAGCCAGCGAGACCCAGGTAAAAGAGATTAAAGAGATGATGGAGTCTGCTGTTGAACTACACGTACCTGTTAAATGCGATGCAGAGATAGGGAAAAATTGGGGAAATATCAAATGAGAATATCTTACGACAACGGTCAATTAAATTTATCTTTAACTAATGAAGAAGTAGATCATATTGCTGATAACAAAGGTAGAAGTATACCAATGGATATCAGTTGGTTGAAGGTCTTACATGAAGACATATCCAAATGTGTTATGGCTCATTGGTCAAAGGTTGAAGTATGGGATGCATTAGAGTCACATCAGAAAACTGTAAAAAGCATAAGTAAAAAAGAAAAATAAGCATTATATTCTCCTCGAAATAATCAAGGAGATAATAATGTTTAACTTAACCGATAAAGCAAAAAATCATTTCCTAAACTTCTTCAAGGAAGAAGATAAGGATCAGTCAATAAAAGAATTCTGCCAATCAGAATATAAAAAAGATTGGTACGCAGCTTATAGATTCTATAAGGAAGAAGGTCAGTTCCCCAATTTTATTAGGAGAACGCTCTAAGCGTTTGCAACAATTTCAGCTAAGGCTTCGCATCTCACAGGGGTTTGCGAATGCCATCTGGAATCCTGCATTTCCAGTGACGCCTGTTTTCTATCGCCATCAGATAATGCTCTCCACATTTTTTTAAACTTTGAAACACCTGTTTTTCCTAACTGAAACACCATTTCGACTATCACATGTTCGATTGCCTGTGGTAATCGTTTATCCGCTTTATAGTTTTCTGATATTAATTGCTCTGCTCCTGCACAAGCTCTATTCAAATCTATTAAAAATAGGTCTTCTATTTCATCTGTTGATATTTTAACACCTTCTTTAAACCTTTGTCTTTCATGTGGTTGTACAAGGTGGCCGATTCCTATCGTGGCTTTTCCTAAAGTATCTAGGTAAACAGTATCTACACAACCTTCATGGTCGCGTATTCTCGCTTTTAATTCGTCAGTAATTTTAATTGTATTCATTGTGATCCTATACCCCAATGTTCTTCATGAGGGTCTTTTTCCTTTCTTTTAAATATAAATGTACTTATTAAATTTCTAATGTGTGTAAATATTCTCATATTATCTGACAGATAATATACCAGTTCCATAAATGTTGTTAGTACTTTTTTGCATTTCTGCTAATCTACTATCAACGGAACCACCGCTTGCCATCATTATATTTTGATCAGCTCTTCTTATATCTGCTAGTAATTGTCTTTGTCCTTCAGGCATTACTTTAAACCCAGGTGGTTGTTGGGGTAATCCATAGAGTGTTGAAGGTACCATTGTATCTAATTGTGTTATACCTTGCTTAATTAAATCTGCTTGTTGTTTAGCAGTCATTTGTTCTCTTTCAGTAATAGCAATATCCTGTAGTTCAGGATCTCTTGACATGCTTAATTTATATTTTGTAGGGTTAGCAACTTTTTCTTTTTGAATGTCTGTCAGAGCAGTTATCTTTTCACCAAGTTGTTGTCTTTTTTGATTGACAGTATCTGATAAACCTCTAAACGC